CGGTGCCTTATCATGCGAGGGTCCGCACTGAGACGAGTGTAGGCTTCACTCTTCAAGAATCCTTTAAGTGTCATGTGCTTTTGCCTGAATCCGTGGCGATAAAGCTCCTCCAAGGCTTCCTCGTAAGCCACACGCTTCGTCGACTTGAACCTCGAACACACTGATTCGAGGCTGAGAGGTTTGACGTGCCGTGTGTGGCGAACGAGGAATGCCGTGAAGGAGTCGTACCGCCACGCTTCAGGGCGTTGACGTGGCAACTCGTAAGGTTTCCCTCCGATATAGCACCCGATAACACGGGTTGCCAAAGAAGTGAGAACGGAGTTAAGATCATTTGCGAAGTAGAAACAAGGCCCACGGATACCACCCGGAATCACGTGGAAGAATTTGGCCCTGCTGCGTCCTGAAGGGCGTACCTCAACTGGTGGGCGCGGGACACGACGAGCGCGCACACCACGGCACCTTACAAGACGCCCCTATTTCCTAACTTCTGCCCAACACTGCTTCCAATCCCAGTGATCTAGGTGGAAGTGGTCGAGAAGAGAAAGGACTTTGGGCATCCACTCATTGGCATGGTCGACACGGACGCCGGACTCTTGAACTAATTCAACAAGGGACCGGCGAATGGCCAACTTCTCAATGAGAGTGGGTGGGGTTGAGGCACACACAACGAGACGCGTTGTGCGCAAAGTGAGGTAGATGTCATACCAGAATGTCGGAAGGGCCGAGACAACGTTGGGTGTCGCGAGACACGCGTTGCTCTCCGGAACTGGCACTATATGATCTACAGAAAAGGCAGTCAAGCCACCACGGGGCACCATACGGGAGACATAACGGGACGACAGCGGCACCTGAACCACTCCAGGAGGAGCTGGGTTCAACCAGGACATTTCTTCCTGGTGGGCCGCTGCGCCCGGTACGAGACCGATATACGCCACTGCACCTGCCGCATCACGGGCATGGTAAATGGCGCGTTGGCGCACCTCTACAACGGCATTGCCCCGGTGCAAGCGGGGCAAATGTCGGGCGGCCCAAACTGGGTTTCGCCGGCGGAAGTAGTGGTGAAGTGAAAAGAAAAGGGTGTAGCGAAGTAGAGTATACGGGAAGATCAACAAGGCGAGGATTCTAGATACTAGATTTGCGAGGGGGTTGAGCACGCACATTACTGCGGGGCTCACCTCGATTCATAACCGAGTGACGCACCTGCAACAGGTATAACACCCGAGGCAGGCACAACTCCACATCAACGTCGAAAAGAAGATGAAGGAGCACAGAGTGATAAATTGAAGGAGCATAGCATTAGG